TGACCCAGACAATTCTGATTTCACTGCTGCTGGTATTCCACTAATCGTTCGTATAAACAACCACTTCAATGCGCCTACTGGTTCCATTGTAGCGGCAACTGTTTCTACGACCGGCGTATAAGGAGGGTATAGATTATGGCTATTTCTCGCGCACAACTAGCGAAAGAGCTAGAACCCGGCCTAAACGCTTTGTTTGGAATGGAGTATGATCGTTACGAAAACCAACATGCGGAAATATACACAACAGAATCTTCAGATCGTGCATTTGAAGAAGAAGTTATGTTGTCCGGATTTGGTGCGGCTCCTACTAAGTCAGAAGGTTCAGCCGTTAATTTTGACGATGCTAACGAAGCTTACACAGCTCGTTACAACCACGAAACCGTTGCGCTTGCATTCTCAATTACTGAGGAAGCAATCGAGGACAACTTGTATGACCGCCTCGGCAGTCGTTACACACGCGCCCTCGCACGTTCAATGGCCCACTCTAAGCAGGTTAAAGCTGCCGCTGTATTGAACAATGCGTTCACTGCGGGTGCTTCTGCTGGCGGAGACGGTGTTGCACTTTGTGACGCTTCACACCCGCTTACAAATGGTGGAACCTTCGCTAACGAACCATCAACTGCTGCTGATTTAAACGAAACATCTCTTGAAGATGCTTTGATTAACATCGCTGGTTTCGTTGATGAGCGTGGTCTAAAGGTTGCTCTTCGTGGCATGAAGTTGATGATCCCTCGTCAACTGCAATTCGTTGCAGAGCGTTTGATGGTTTCTAACCTTCGCACTAGCACATCAGACAACGATACTAACGCAATCCGTTCAATGGGGATGTTACCTGAAGGCTATGCCGTCAATGACTTTCTTACTGATCCAGATGCGTTCTTTCTCAAAACTGATGCGCCTCGTGGCTTTGTTCACTTTGAGCGGACTCCGCTTTCCACTAACATGGAAGCTGACTTCGACACAGGAAACATGCGCTTTAAAGCTCGTGAGCGTTATAGCTTTGGCTTTAGCGACCCACGTTGTGTGTTTGGTTCACCAGGCGCATAAGTTACCTAGATTTAACCTTTAGCCACCCTATCGGAAGAATCTATTTAAGTTGGAGGCGGTCTTCGGATCGCCTCTTTCTTTTTGTTTAAACATCATATAGTGTCTAGGCATCCCTGACAGTCGCATGGTGTGACTGACTTAACCCTGACAGGAGATTCTCATGGGTAATTCTACATTTAGCGGACCAGTACGCTCGGAAAACGGTTTTCAAGTTGTTTCCAAAAACGCCACCACAGGTGCAGTTACAACTGTAGCAAGTACAGCTTCAACAGGTATTGTTACTAACAAGTTTGTAAAGCACGTTGGCTTTGCCACTGGAGTTACAGTAAACACAACCGCAGGTGATAGTCCTGCAATTGGTGAGTTTACACAACCAGCAAATACAATCATCACTGACATTAAGATTTTTTGTGACGTTGCTCCAGTAATTGGAACAGGCGATATTGGTTATGAAGTTGGTACGTCTTCTTCTGGCGCGCAAATTGTTGCTGCTGTAACAGATGAGATTCTGGATGGCGGTACAACCGTTGTTGTACACAACGTAACAACGACAACTCTCGTTGTGCAGACACAGAGTGGAACAACAGCCCCAGCCTCTGTTCAGTATACGGACACCGCAAGAACTATCTTCTGCAACATCACTAATACCGTTGATGCGACAACAGCAGGATCGTTCACATTCATCATTGAGTACGTTCAGATTGCGTAATTATTAATTTGGTGGGGTTAACGCCCCACCTATATTTTATAGGAGATTAATATGGCAGGATCAGACGTAACCCCAGTCATCATCAGCGATGAGGTGGCTTTAGACGCAGACGGTATTTCCACTGCCGCCGCTGTTGGCAACAACGCGGCTCTAACAATTGGCGGGGCATTGGCTTCTGGCGGTAGCGTTACAAATGCTTCTGCACGGCAAGTTACAATTTTGTCCGCAGGTAACGATTCTTCAAAGTCGTTTAATATAGTTGGCACAGATGTAAATGGTGCGGCTCTGACCGAAAACCTTACGGGCGCTAATGCTGGAACAGCAACAAGTTCAGGTTATTTTAAGACAATTACAAGCATAACCGCCGTTGGCAACCCAGCGGGTAACGTATCTGCTGGAATTAACAACAATGCTTTAGGTGTTATTTTTGCAGGCCGCACTCGATTACAAGGGTTTTCTTTTGTGTCTGGCGGAACCGCAGGAAAAGCTAACCTCAGAGACGGAGGTGCCACAGGTACAGAGCTAATACAGTTTAGATCAACTGGAACAGACAGTCAGTCGGACGGTGCCCGTGGATTTCCTGATGAGGGTATTTTGTTTAAGGACGGTTGTTTTGTTACATTTATCGTAGGCACTGTTGATTTAATGATGTTCTACCACGCATAAACTTTAGGGTGGCTTGATATGGCTAAGATCGACAAGTCCAAGATGAAGTGCAACAGCCCCAAACGACAGAAGTCTGGGGGCAAAAAGTTTGTTGTAAAAGCCTGTGCCAAGGGTAAAGAAAAGATAGTTCGTTTTGGAGATGCCAATATGACTATTAAGAAGTCCAACCCAAAACGCCGTAAGTCATTTCGTGCAAGGCACGGGTGCGATACGAAGAAACTTGACAAGCTCTCCGCTCGTTATTGGTCCTGTAGTAAATGGTGATGGAATGAGAATAGACTTACATCAAACTGTTTCTTTTATTGTGCTTGGACTTGTTAGCTGGGGAGCTTTACAGCTTTACCAGATGAACGCCAGTATATCCTTGGTGACATACAAGGTTGAAGAGAACCACGCTATGATAAAACCCATGTGGCAAGACTTTTTAATACGGAAGGCGAAGTATGACGTTATCCCGATCACAGATGTCGAATCAAATATCCAAGCCTCCAACAAGGAGAAAAACTAATGCCCAAAGACGCTTGTTACAAGAAAGTCAAAGCCAGGTACAAGGTGTTCCCAAGCGCCTACGCCTCGGGAGCAATAGCGAAGTGTCGAAAGGTAGGCGCGTCAAATTGGGGAGAATCTTCTAAGAAACGCAAACGCAAGGTTAAAAAGAAACTTCGTGAGGGAGGGTTTATTGCCTTTGGCTGTGGCGAGGTTGCAGAAAACAGACGCAAAGAGACAAGAACTTTCTGATGGCTGTTCGTAAAACAAAAAAAGGTGCGGCTCTCAAGCGTTGGTTCAAGGAAGACTGGGTCGATGTTAAAACGGGCAAGCCTTGTGGGCGCAAGAAGGGGGAAAAACGAGGTACTCCTTACTGCCGTCCGAGTAAGAGGGTGAGTTCAAAAACGCCTAAGACATCGAAAGAAATGACAAAGTCAGAAAAACGTAGTAAGATACGCGAGAAGAATAAACTTGGTCAACCCGCTGGCAAGCCCCGTAGAGTGTCTGCTGCAAAGCGTAAAACGAGGAACTACTAATGACAACATCAGATTCAAGAGACTTTAATCTCGACGTTGGTGAGATCATCGAGGAAGCGTTTGAGCGGTGTGGCTTAGAGGTTCGTACAGGTTACGACGCTCGTACTGCTCGGCGTTCTTTGAACTTGATGTTTGCAGAGTGGGCTAACCGTGGGCTTAACATGTGGACCGTGAAGCAAGGCACGATTACCCTGACCCAAGGGCAGGCGACTGAGACGTTGCTTGCGGATGTGGTTGATATTTTAGAGGTGGTGCTTCGTCGAAGTGGCACAGACTTTGATCTTGATCGCATTAGTCGTGGTGATTATGCTACGTTGCCCAACAAAACAACGCAGGGACGGCCTAGCCAGTTCTGGTTTAACCGTCAGATTGCACCTGTAATTAACCTTTGGGCTGTTCCAGAGAACTCCACTGATCAACTGATTTACTATTACTTACAGCGGATCGATGACGCAGATACTTTGGTTAACACCACGGACATGCCGTTTCGTTTTTATCCTTGCATGGTAGCAGGGTTAGCTTACTATATTGCTATGAAACGAGCTCCCGAGCGTCTTCAACTTTTAAAGGTTGTTTACGAAGAGGAGTTCCAACGTGCCGCAGACGAGGACGAAGATCGAGTTCCGTTAAAGTTGCAGCCTAGCATTCAATATTTGAGGTTGTAATGGCGTTTGCATCTGGAAACAAAGCATGGGGAATATCAGATCGTTCTGGGTTTAGATACCGTTTGAAGGATATGAAGAAGGAGTGGACTGGTGCTTTAGTTGGTCCAGATGAGTTTGAGCCCAAGCACCCTCAGTTGTTTCCTATACGCATAGGTCCAGATCCACAGGCGTTACGCAACCCAAGACCCGAGCCCAACCTTCCAGAAGAAAGAAACATACAATACGGTTTTAACCCTGTTGGCGGTCCAACGGACAATGGAATTAACCCCCCTAACAACCTGGTAGCTACTGGGTCGGTAGGAGAAGTGACGGTGACAACATGAGTTTTACATACACGCAGTTAAAGACAGCTATAGAAGACTACACTGAAAATAACGAAACGTCTTTTCTTACAAACCTACCTTTGTTTATCCGTCTTACTGAGGAACGTATTCTAAAGAACGTACAGCTTAACCTTTTTAGAAAGAACGTCTCTGGATCGATGACATCTTCTAATCAGTTCTTAGCAATGCCTTCTGACTTTCTAGCTCCGTTTTCATTGTCGTTTACCAACAGTAGTAGCAACACTACCTTTGTAGAATACAAGGACACGGATTTTGTTCAAACATATACTCCTAACGTAGCTACGACTGGAGCTCCCAGATACTATGCGGCTTATGACTTAGATAACTTTATCTTAGGACCTACGCCAAACAGCAGTTTTGTTACAGAACTCCATTATTTTTATAGACCTCAGAGTCTAACACAAAGCACATACACTTTGACGTTAACAAGTGTGACAGGAACATTTACTGCCAGTGATACAATTACGGGTGGAACAAGTGGTGAAAGCAGTGACGTAGATTCTGTTCCAAGTTCAACGTCTATAGTTGTGGTTATACCAAGCAGTAACTACACCGTGGGCGAAACGGTAACCGCCAGCCCAAGTGGGGCAACGGGAGTGGTTTCGGCAATTGGCGCCGACACTACTCTGACTTGGCTAAGTGAGAATGCTGAGATGGCATTACTCTTTGGTAGTTTAAGTGAGGCGTACCTGTACATGAAAGGTGATCCTCAGATGATGCAGATGTACTCTCAGAGGTTTGCTGAATCAGTTGGTCGTTTAAAGAATCTAGGCGAAGCTCAAGAGGTTACGGATCAGTATCGCACTGGACAGATTATTCGTAAAAAGACGTAAGGAGATTAACGTATGAACAACATGTCTTTTCCGGTCACAATGTCTAATGACTTCAAGGTTGAAGTTGCTACGACCAATGGCCGAGGGTCTACGCCCGAAGAAGTTGCTCAACGCTGTGTGAATAAAATAGTTGGGATTTCTGAAAATGCACCTCCTGCAATTCGGGACCAGGCTAGAGAGTACCGGAACGCCTTGGAGAAGACTATCGCAATATATATGCGACAGGCTATCCAAAGCGATAGAACTACGGTATATAATGCAATTAAAGATGCTGGTCAGCTAGAGTTGGCCGAATATATAAGGAAAATGTAAATGGCTTTTAGTGGCAACTTCTTATGTACCTCGTTCAAAGTAGAACTGATGAAGGGGGTTCACAACTTCACCTCAAGTGGTGGCAACACATTTAACATCGCACTGTATGACAACAGTGCTAGTTTTACTGCGGCAACTACTGCATACACCTCGAGCAACGAGATCAGTGGTACTAACTACACTGCAAAGGGTCAGGCGTTAAACCCTGTAACTCCTGTGGCAAGCAGCACTACCGCTCTTGTAGACTTTGCGGATGAGGTGTTTTCAAACGTAACGATTTCATCAGTTCGAGGAGCGTTGATTTTTAACGACTCTGCCTCTGGTGATCCTTCGGTTTGCGTGTTGGATTTTGGCGCTGACAAAGCAGCCAGTTCTGGGGACTTTACGATTGTCTTTCCAACAGCGGATGCGTCTAACGCTATTATCCGGATAGCCTAATGTCTGACGCCATCGTTGCACTTCATGGGTGGAATAGCTC